GCCTGCTGACCCAATCCTCGATACGGACAACCCGGAAGAGCCGTACAAGGTCAACTCGGATGAGGCAATCCGAAGCGCGCCAGACGACATCAAGAAGCTCTACGCCAACATGCGTGCCGACTACACTCGTAAGACGCAGGCGTTGGCCGAGGAGCGCCGTCAACTTCAAGCAGACCGTGAAGCATTAACGAACGGAAAGTTTTTGAACGAGCTTAAGGAAAGGGCGGAGGTTGAGTTTGAATTCGACCCCTTCTCTCCTGAGAGCGTTCAGGCGCACATCGATAAGCAGGTGGCAGCATCGCTGCGTCAGGCGCTTGAGCCTGTACGTCAGGAGGTGGAGCTCTCTCACCGTCGCGCACAGCTTGAGCGGTTCAAGTCAGAAAATCCTGACATTAATCAGCCAGAAGTGAAGCGAGCTGTAGTTGACATGCTCAAGGCTGATGAGAGCCTGACCCTTGAGCGCGCCTATGCCATCGTGCAGGGCACCCGTGCCTTGAGTGAGAAGCAGGCCCTGAAGGAAGAGTTGGACCGTCTTCGCGGCGAGGCCAAGCGTGCTGGACTCAAGATTGGTGGCTCGTCTCGAGCGTCCGCCAGCGGTCGAGTGCCGGCGGCAGTAAGGAAGGAAGGAGCATGGGCTGTTGCCCAATGGATCCAAGCCAACCGTAAGTGACTGAAGTTGCAGGGTTTTTAGGGCTGTGGTAGCGTTCTTGCGCGTCCCCCCGTTCCGGACCCTGATGGCAGGACAACCCACTGTAGCGGGACACGGTCGAACAAAGTTCAACTCTGTCCCCTATGGTGAAAACTATGGCTGTTCTCAGTAACGACATCCTGTCGTCTACGCTGCGTGAGCTCATCAAAGATGAGGTTGACCAGCTCTTCAAGACCACTCCCCTTCTCGACCACATGAATCGTCACGGCGGTATCCGCATTGTTGACGGTGGCCAGAAGGTTGACCAGCCGCTGATCCTCAGCGAGCACTCTGCAATTACCCAGCTTTCCTCGGGCTACGAGCCGACGAACCTCAGCGTCAAGGACGTTCTCCGCAACGCCACCTTCGACTTCGCTGACTACGTCGCGCCTGTCGTCATCACTCGGAAGGAAGAGCTTTCCAACAGCGGACCCCGCGCAATCGTGGACATCGCCGAGGCTCGACTCAAGTCGGTCATGGGCATGTTCAAGCGTGAGTGGGAGAAGCAGGCCGTCAAAGGCGACTCGACCATCATGACCGAGATGCTGACCCTGAACGGTACCGACAGCAACACCGGCTTCCTTGAGGGTCGGGCAATTGGTGCTCAGCTCAACAGTGTTGGTGGCCTGAGCAAGACCACCTTCCGCGATCTTGAGAACCAGTACGTTGACTCCCTCGGCGCCTTCGCTGGAAACTCGACGGCACTGTTGACTGAGCTGTTCATCGCAGCACAGCAGCGCACGCCTGATACCACTCCAGATCTCATTCTGGCATCGGAGAACTGCTACAAGCTCTACAAGGTGGACCTGTTCGCCAACGAGCGGTACATCAACGAGCAGACGCTTGACAGCGGTAAGCTTGCCCTCGCCTTCCATGGCGCGATGATGTACGTGGATCCGAACCTGCCAACAAATGCTGTTGCTTCAGCTACGCAGATTTCTGCATACATGCTGAACACCAAGCACATCAAGTGCATCTTTGACTCCCGCGCGAACTTCACGCTCGGGGATTTCCAGAAGCTTAGCGGATACACCAGCCGCAGCGCTGACGTAATGCTGCGTACCCAGCTCTGCTTCGATCACCTTCTCAGCAGCGGCGTTCTCGCCCAAGCGGAGTCCTGATATGGCTACCAACACAATGCTTCAAACTCTCAACGACGCTGCATCTGGTGGTCTGGCTTCTGCCTCCAACCGCCGTCAGGTGGAGTCGTTCATCTCATACGGCGCCATTGCTGTAGGTGACTGGGTTGCTATTGCAGGAGTGAAGGCGGCAGCGCCCCCACTTCCCCCAATCACTGGACCAGACGCTGTCCTGTACGTTGAAGAGGCAGCAGCAGTTGCACTCGGAAACCCACAGGTCATCGGCGTTGCAATCACTGCAGCCACCGGCTTTGGTGAGCGCGTAGACGTTGTGGTTGCTGGCTTTGTTGCCGCAGCAAACGCGGCTGCCGGCACTGCGGCTGGTGCTCCGCTGACTGTTGAAACAGTTGCTGGAATTGCGGAAACCGCTGTTACCGGAGACATCCACATGTGTGGTGTTGCTCTGGATGCTGAAGCGGGCGGCACTGCGCCCGTCAAGGTGTACAAGGTCTGAGTTTGCATGGGAGGTCCGTCAACCGTCGTCCTGACGGGTCTCCCGGCCCTCACCCAATAGGGTGGGGGCTTTTCCGTAGGAGTGGCCGTGAACCTGTCTCAGATGCTTTCAATGGCGGGATCGATTCTCGACTACTCGCCTGATGTCCCCTCGTACAGAGCAGAGCTCCGTCGGTTCATCAACGAGGCTTACCGCGAGTTGTTCAGCAACGACCTGTGGACGTTTGCTCAGCGCGAGGAGCACATCGAAATCAACCCAGATGTAGAGGTGACCGCCATGTCGCTGGTCACGTCTGGGTCCACCGTGAAGCTCCAAGACGGTGGAGCCGGTGCTCCGTTCGCATCATGGATGTCCGGAGCCATTGTTGAGATTACAGCAGGAACCGCACCGTTGACCAACCTCCCAGTAGAGGTGCAGGTCCGGTCGTTCCTTGATGCAAACAACCTGTTGCTCGAGACCAAAGACGGTCAAGACCTCAGTCCTGCGCTGTTTGGTGGTGCTACTGCCGTCATCGCAAAGATTAAGCAGCGGTTTGTAGACATGCCGCTCGACACCGTCGATGTGCTGTCAGTGAGCTTGAGGTACCCAGCTCAGGAGCGCCAGCCGTTCTACAACCTGACCCGGTGGGAGGACGAGGCGTGGATGCTCAACCTCGACCTGACTGGTCGCCCCACCAACTTTGTGTTGGCGCAGGACGCGCGGGTTGTTCCCCCAGTCAAGCAGCCGACGTGTACAAACCTTGGTGTTGTGGCCAACACTGTTCCGGTGGCTGGAGACTACGACGTGGTCTACACGCACATCCAAGGGAACCGTGAGAGCGCGCCAAGCCCAAACAGCACGCTGACAACCATGCTGGGAACGGAAGGGTTTAGTGTCACATCGATGCAGGACAACGGTGTTGCTGACAGCTCAGGGCTTCGCAAGCAGGCGTACTTCAGGTCCCCTGACTCTGATGCGTTCTACCGAGTGTCTGACGCAGCCGTGCTCGAGAACATTACGGTTGTCGGAACACCAAACGGTGTGACCATCCCGTCTTCGTATCAGTTGACCAAGTTCCGCATGCCAGAGAACGACGGCATCTACAAGCGCGTTCGGATGTACCCACGTCAGGACGAGCTCATGACTGTGACCGTTCGGTACTTGGCTCGTCCGCCTCGCTTGCTTGACGATGGTGACGTTCCTGTCTTCCCGCCTGAGTACCACCAGCTTCTGGTCTTCCGATGTTGCGAGCAGTTGTTCATTAAGCACGGGAACGCGCCGTTGGCTGACCTGTACCGTGGCCGAGCTGAGTCTGTGCTGGCTCGCATGCAGAAGCGATACAAGACCACCCGTAGCCAGATGTTGGTCAAGGGTGACTTCCGACAGAGCCAGACCATGGCCAGACCATGGCGCACCTTGAGGCATCTCCCGTGAAGATTCCCACCATTAATGTTGAGTCTCTGAAGGGTGTCGATCAGCGCATCCCTGCACCCAAGGCAACTGCTGCGGAGATGGAGAACTGGCGGACAGACTGGGAGACTGGCGGCTGGAACAACCGTCTGGGCTACGAGAAGATTCTTACATCCACCAGCACGTTTGCTCCGTTCACTACGACCGGTCGGATCGACAGTGTGTTTCTCTGGTCCGAGCGAAGCGCTGCATTGCGGTGGCTGTTGTTTGAGACAAACGGTGTTCTGTACATCGTGAACTACGCGCTCGATCAGCTCATCCAGTTGGAGGCCAACCGTAGAAGGCTCGCTGTTAACGAGGCGCCTTCCACGTATCTGCCTACAGCAAACGGGTTGATTATTGCTAACGGGCAGAGGGTAAAGCGGTTTAACGGATGGCCCATCGATCTAAGCAACTCAACGATCCCGGCCAACATTCTTGAACTTGCGTATGTCAATCACGGATATGAGGCGTTCCCGCCAGCACCATCTCCGTGGGCTGTTCAGCATGGAGCCGATGACTACAACGTCGATTTAACTGAGGGCCAGACAACAAACATTAATGCAAACGAAAACCAAGACCGTGGCCTTGGTACATTGATTAATGGTCAGACGCACACCTTCCGATGGAAAATGTCCTTTGTCGATCAGACTGGATCGGAGAGCGCACTCAGCGCACCAAGCAGCGCGGTTAGCTGGACCAACACAGGATCAGACGACAATCGAAAAGTGTGCACCCTTGAGATTGAGCAAGGGCCGCCCGGAACCGTTGCCCGCAGAATCTATCGAAACAAGTATGATGACGACACGTACAGGTTTGTCACCGAGATACCAAACAATGTCGAGACTGTTTTTTACGACAGCGTTCCCGGTACCGCGCTTGGTGATGAAGCTCCAGAAGCCCTGACCCCTATGCCATGCGTGAATGCTCGGTTTGCAGCCAACGCAGCCAACTGCATGTTCTTTGATGGCGGCCCAGCAAACCCGACAGCAATCTTCTACTCGATGCCGGGTACACCGGGTCAGTTCAGCAACTCAGACTTTTTCTACGTCGGTGGTAACGGCGGAGATATTCAGGGCATGGCCGGGTTCTACAACTCGGTAATCGTCTTCCGCGAGCGTCAGGTGGATGTCATCACAGGTATCTACCCAGACTTCAATATTGATCCTTTGCTGCTTGACGCAGGGGGTTCAGCTCCACAAAGCACTCAGCCTGTTCCGGGTTTTGGCATTGTGTTTCTTGCTGACGATGGCGTCTACTCGTTGACAGGTGGGCTCGAGGGTGGGTCTGAGGCCAAGATCAATATGATTAGCCAGCCAATCCAAGGCTACATCGAGCGCATCAACAAAGGCGTTGTAGCCAAAAGCGTCGCCGTAGTCTGCAGGCAGTGGAAGGAATACCAGCTCTGGGTTCCAATCGATGGTTCGTCT